ACCCCCTTTTGGACCGGTGGGTGGACAGCCACCACAGCCCCAGACAGAACACACAGGCCAGAGAGAACGCCGCTACAACGGCTAGGATCATCTGCGTGCTCATAGGCCGATCCTTCCCAGCAGGAAAGCAATCACTGCGGCCAATACAGCCCAGATGGCCTTATCCTTGATGGAATCCCATCTCTTCTTTGGGGCCGCTTGTTCTGCCTCCTGCCAAGCGATCAGCTTGTCCAGCTTTCCCATGATGTTCTCGTACTGCTCGTTCCTGGCTGCTTCTGCTTTTTCCAGGTCTCTTATTCGGTCAAACAGCTTATTGTGGGTATCTCTTGCCTGCTCCTGCATTTTCTCCATCTGCCGCTCCAGCATGTTTGCCTTTTGGAGTCCCAGGCAGTCTCTTTGTGGGTCAATCAAGCATTTATCATCCATCAGGTAAGTATTGACCTCCATTTCGACAAAATTTTTGCTCTCCTCTTGCGGGCCCTCTTTTGATGTGCTATACTGGCGTTGCATCCGGCTCCCAATTCAGAAAAGGTTACCCCCTTTTTCGACAATCGGATGCGTCCCCCCTGTATTCTTACCCATACAGGGGGGATTTTTTATACCCTTTCCCACGCCTGCGGGTAATCTGTTGGACTATGTACGGTGTTGTCCGTCAGGCATCGATATACTACGCCGCCGTCCACGCAGCACTCCCCAGTCATGTACATGCCGCTGGTGCCGTTGGGGGCCTGATAGGGCTTTGCTCTGGCGGGGTCTTTCGTGTGGCAGATAGACCACAGGGCAGGGAGGTCCGCCGGCCTCTGGTCAGGCCATGTGGAGGCGTTGTAGGGCTGGAGGAGCTTGTACACCTGCTCGCCGTCCCTCACCGGGGCCCCGATGGGCCACAGACTATAGTCCTTTTCCGAGTCAAAATTGGGGGTCTTGCTCTCCTCAGCAATGATGGCTGTGCCGTCAAGATCGGTGGCTCGGCTTCGCAGGTCAAGGGCGTCTGCCGCACCCTGGGACCTCATTATGCTGAGGACCAAATCTTTGGTTGTCATGCGCTCTGCACCCCCTCCTGGTACGCCGCCGCCATGCTGTCCCATACTGCGGCGACCTCCTGCTTGTCTGCTTTGTTTTTCTCTACATCCTCCAGACGGCTCTCTGGGGTGACCTCGGCCTCTTTCGCCGCCCTCAGATAGACCTCAAGGTTGCCCTCGATATCCTCCTGGGAGATGGTGGGCTGTTCCAGGTGATACTCATCGTACTCCCAGCCCGTGATGGTGGTCTCGTCCAACTCTTCATGGTATTCTTCGACATTCTCATAGAACCGCACCAGACACCAGCCTGGCTTATTGGGCATGGCCTCCACAGAGAACGTGCCGGGGTTGTTATCGCCTCTTACTCTCATGATTTCACCTCCCGGAATTGGAGACGGGTTCCGATGCTGACGCCCGAGCTCGACGAGGAGTTGCCGGCATGGAAGCAAAAGAGCCCGGCAGCCGAGCTATTGCCCCGGCTACCCCCGACCATGAGCACCTTCCACGCGGAGCTCGAGTTCATGGAATCCGGGATGTAGGTAGTCTCGCTTCCCCCTGGCTCCCTGGGCAGATAGGCCCACGGAAGATTCGTGGATATGCCTAAGGTTTTGGTCGAGCCGGAGCCTCCCAAAGGGACTCCAGCAACGGTATAGTTGGTGGTGGTGTCATCGGCATACTTGGTAGGATCGGTACAGATGACGGGGGCATAGTTATTGAAGTTGATTCCATCGACCCACTCCCAGACATTCCCCCACGGGTTCTCAATTCCACGGTACTGCACCGCACTATTATCACCCGAGTTTGCTCTTCCGGTGTGGTAGACCATGGCGTCAGTCTCGCCGGTTTTATGGGCGGCTGTGTCGTTGACGATCCCGGGCCCAATCTTCTCCTGGCTTCCCCAGTCTGCGTATTCTACCCGATACAGCAGACCAACAGCGCACCATGCTGCGAAGTCGTAGAGCTGGGCATTGGGCGCAAAATTTTTTGCATAATTTCTAAAATCGGCTCGAGTTAATCCCGTCTTAGCCGGGGTATTAGAATAGCTACATAATGCTTGCCCGCCACTCTTATTTACTAAGTACCCCTCATATCGTGCAATATAGCTCTCGCTTCCTGGATGCAAAGAAAACCCATCGATTGGTCCATCCGCAACATAATAACGAAAGATATTTCCACTCTTTTCTACTTTGTAGTAAAATTGCGGGATCTTGACGCATGTCGCAGATGAAGGAGATGTTCGATTGGCAGGATATACTTTCCCACTAGCGTCAATATCAACCTCCTCCATCCCCATCCACGGCATATAGCTGTCGAATGGTGAGGAGCCTGAGCCTGTCCCAACTGCGGGTACGGGCTCGGTTGTGATGTCCACAGTGACCAGCTTGTTGGGATCGTTGGCTTTGGTCAGACGGGTCAGGGCGGTGGATGGTTGGGAGCTGTCCCAGGAGACGCCGAAGACGGAGGTGAGGGATTCGATATCTATCATTCGTGAATTGGTCGAAGAATCCCAATTTTCGGATTCTTCAGATAAAAAAATCAAAGAAATATAGTTTAGATTATTTGGTAGTTCTTTTTTTGCCAGTACGGTCACCGTTTTATTTTCGTTATTGAACGAAAAGCTTGCATATTGTGAGTAATCTGGATTGCTCCACGATACGCTTATGTCCCCACCAAATCGTGTGCTCGCTGTATAGGTAACGGATTTATTATTTGCGTTAAGGGTAACTTTGCCACTAGGTAATAACGAGACGTTGTTCATTGCCTTCCTAATCGTCCACGTCGCATTTTTCGTCTCCGTAGTCCCGTCCCACCACTGATATCCGGGCTTCGGTTGAAATCCCATAGTATAAGTCCCGGCGTTTGTTTGGTATGATGCCCCAACCAAAGTAAGTTCTTCTGTGTTAAGGTCGTTCCACTCTGCCATTTGTGCTTCGCCATTATAAGTAAGTGTACCCTTTTGGCTCGGAACCACCGGAATGGTAATCACAAACTGCACCGCAACGCTCAGAGAGGCGCTGACCGCCGTGTAGTTTGTCCCCTCGCTGGCCGATACCGTGATGGTCGTGCTTCCGGTGTCTACTCCATCCACGGTCAGCATGTTCCCGCTCAGGGACACCGTAGCGACGCCGGAGTTATTGGACTGAGCGGACAGTACCCCATCTCCCGTGTAGCCGACAGCCACCTCCTGAGATGTGGTGGAGGTATCCAGGCTCACAGATTCCGGGTCAAACGTGATGCTGGGGGTGGCCTTATCAATAGACCACTGGATATCCTTCGCCTCCGTGCTCCCGTCCGCCCACTTGTACTGCGCTGTTGGGGTGACCACCGCTGTATAGCTCCCAGCATTCGTGCCGGACGTGTCGCCGGATAGGACCATCTTGTCTGCATCGTAGCCCGTCAGGGTGGGGCTCTGGGTTTGTCCATTGTATGTAAGGCTCCCGGATACCGTGGGCACAGAGATGGTCCCACGCTCCACAGTGATGGCCTGCACAGCGGTCTTTGTTACCCCAGCCTCGGTGTAGATGATCTCCACCTCACTCGTCCCCTCGGGCAGTGCTCCGCTGGGAGAGTAGGTCCAGCCGGTGGCCGTCAATGTGGCCCCGTTGGAGTACGATGCCGTGACCACCATCCCCGCAGGGTCAAAGACCTCTCCGGGGAGATATGTGATATTGTCAGGCGGTGTCGTGATGGCAATGCTCTCCAGCTTGATTCCGCCTCCTGCTCCGCCGCCAACCATCGTCAAAAATTTACTGCCCATCTTTTACCTCCATACGGATGATGTTGACTGTGATATCTGACGCAGGGGCCTCCGCACAGATAAACACCGCCTTCCCATCCACCGCTACCTCATCCTCCGGCCGAACTTGCGAAGAGACCCACGCTAGATAGGAATCCGAATCAGGGTTTGCCAGATATGCGTAGCCACTGGATTTGAACAGGTCGTTGCTCACAATCTGCTCATTCTCGATCCACCCACTGGCAGGGAGTGAGACCGAAAACTGCCGGGACTTCCCGGAGCCAAATCCGGCTACTGGTTTTCCGTTGACGTATATCATGGTGTCCACCCTCTCTTACTCAATGAGATAGTAAACAGTGGCTTTTAATTCGGAAAAACTATATCTGGCAAGAACTCCATCCTCCAAAGCAACTCCGCTAATTCGTAAAATGGCAGCATTAGCAGTTCTCTCAACTGTAACAAACATAAACGTACCAACGTCAATTTCATAATCGGTATCGCCACTATACCCAAGAGCATAGCTCTTAACTGCATTAGTAACACTTGGATCGTCATTGAGGTATTTCAAATATGAATACTCGGGGACATCCGAAAATAAAGGTTTCCATTTGACGACAACATGAATAATGTCACCAATCGAGACATTGATGCTTACCCGTTTTTCGGCGGTACCTAATTCAGTTCCTTCGCTAATGACCTTCTGAACGATATCTTCTCCCTCGTTGGTCCCCGCAACGCCGAAGATGCTCACGCCCTTCTTGATGTTGGCGGCCACGAGATTGGCGTCTCCCTTGATGGTCTGGGTGCCGGTCAGATACCGCCCGCTGGCAATGGTCTTATTAGAGGTCCCCGGCGTGATGGTCTGCGCCCCCTGGGTAGTCAGCTGTTTGGTCGCAGACTTAGTCCCGGAACTCACATACCCGGCGCTCTGAGTCGATTTTGCAGTAATGAGTCCGGCGCTGGACACCGTTATGCTGGGCGTGGCCTGGGTGGCAGTTGCCACCGACTTGCTGGCTTGACTGGGGTAGTAGCCGGCGGGGACTGTCACAGTGGCCCCGCTTGCAGTTAGGTTGCTGGAGCTCTTGCTGGCAATGGTCCCCGTTACCTTTCCTGCGGCCACATAAGCTGTCTTGCCAGAGAGGATGTCCCCAGCCGTCGCAGTGGCATCGCTGGTATCGGTGCCGCCTCCTGTCACATTTTGATTGAAAATCATATTGCATCACCTAATTACTCAATCTATCCCACCACTGTCTCTTTGTGTGGTGTATGCCTGTTCAGATTCAATCAACCCTGATCCAGTTACTTTGCTACTTCCCTTCACAACTGTTTTTGTTCCCTGAGAATCATAAACAAAGCTGCTGGTACTGCTGCATGTAAATCCAGCAGTATTGTACTGGCTTCCAACCCATTGGTACCATGTCATACCACTCTCCGCTTGAAATGGTGCATCATCGATGGAAAATGAAATCAGGTTTACGGAATACTTTACGGATTGTATGTTTATATATACTCGTAGGTCTGTATTCGGAACAGTCTTTGCAGTAAAAATCAACGCCCCATCGCTTTGCTCTGTTGCCATAATTCCTGCTGCCATGTATTCCTGCTGAGATGAGATGGCTGGCACTGGCTGTATAAGCTGCTTAGTTTCATCCGCCAATATTCCCGTCACTTCGGCTCTTTGTGTCTTGGAATTGGAATCCCACCCAGACGCCGTGAGTACAGTTAATGTCGTTTCAACTTCTGTGCCCCCGGCATCTGAAATCGCTTGTTCCAGATAATCCTTATTGACCACATTGGTGCCTTCCGTTGGAGGATCGAACACGTTTACTCCGCTTGCATCTACCGTGAGCATGTGCACTGTCTCCCCGCTGGAAAATGCAAAACCTATCTGACCGTCATGCTTTAACTCCATATACGCCTTGTGGGAATCGTCTTGGACGCTTTCAAGTGTGACTTTTCCTCCATCGGCCATGACCGAAGAATAGGCACTGGAATTTGTGTCATTTTGAGCAAACATCTGTGACTTTGCTTTCATTGTTTCCACATATGAAACGGAATTTTGGTTTTGGCTTTGCATTATTGCGCTAGTACCGCTGACGGAAAATACGCCAAGATTTTTACTTTCAAGTGTATTTGAGCCAATAGTCAAATTATTTCCTATGATTTCGGCGCTATCTTCCATTGTCCCACCAGACAGCTTCAAATATCTCTGGTCTGCCTGCTCCTGAGTTAGACCGCTTGAAGGACGCCCCGCCAACTCATCAATAGCCCCCTGAACATCAGTTGCCGCCAAACCGCTGGTGGTGTTGCTGTAATCCACATCAGAAGCGGAAAGGACATCAATTCCACCCTCATCTTCCGAGAAAGTGATGGTGTACGGACCGCTCCCCAGACTTTCCGCCATTTCCAGCTGACCACCGCCGGGAACAGTAACGATGTTCTCAGGCGTGGGGATGTCAATATCCGCAATCTTATCGTCTACATACTTAAAAACATCTGTGTTCATTCCCTGCGGGTCATAGATGCTTTTCAGCATGTCGCCAGATCCAATACCATCAGCGCCATTGTAGACCTGGAATGTACTGCTTTTCCCGTCAGTCAGATAGATGGTGTAAGTGTCTGTAGTCCCTGCCGCCCCAGTACCGCTCGTTCGCTCGATACGGTCAATGCTGGAGCCAGGGTCTCCGGTCTCACCTTTTGGGCCAACAGGACCAGCCGGGAGCCCAAAAGTCAGCTTTACGACCTCATCTACCAGAGACTTGCTGACCGTGGCCGGCTGTCCAGTCTCCAGTGTGATGGCCTCTACCAGCATATTTTCGATTGCAGTCCTTGCCGCTTCCGCTCCGCTCTTCGCTGTCTCTGCTCCGGTCTTTGCGGTCTCCGCCTGATCTACAAGCCCCTGGAGCTCTTCTTTGACCTCTTCCGCTGCACCCTGGGCGGCAGCTTCGGCCCCGGCCTGCGCCTGCTCTGCAGCTGCTTGAGCGGCCTCTGCGGCTTCCTTGTTTGCCTTGGTATCCTCCACCGCAGTACCAATACCAGCCACAGCCTCAAGGGCCTGTTCAGAGGCTTCCAAAGCATCGCTTGCCGCTTCCTGGGCCTGCTCAACATACTGCTGGACTGACTGCTGGGCAAATCCTTTGAACTGCGCCCCAGTGACCTTTACCGCCTGCCCTTGCTGTTCTGCAACAAGCAGCGAATCATCGTCTACTGTGGATGCCGCAGGGAGAGACCCTATGTTTTTATCAGCCATCGGTATCCTCCTTGGACATCTCGTTCAGGATCTTATATGCTGCTCTCAGCTCTTGCTTGGCCGCAAACATGAGGTCCACTGATTCTCCACTGACTGGAATGGCGGATAGCCACTTAAACACTTTGTTTAGCTTTTCACTAACTTCCTTCATAGGTCCTCCTATATACTTTCGATCCAAAGGTTGAGATAATCCGTCAGGCTTTCAATATGAGACCATGTAAATTCATCTTCCGAATCTACATAGATACCGTCCGATCCGTTCCCTTGACCAATTTGATATTTGACGGAGTTGTACATGGCAGCAGTCAACAATGTGTCCCCAGAAGACATCAAGCAGCCGGAGCGTGATAATGTAGCGCCTTGAGAGCTGCTTCGCTCCCAGCTAAGTCCAGAGGCATCAAGCGCCTCTTGCACTTTATTTACAATATCGTTCCAGACCTCATGTGGAAAATTCTCTGCTGGCTCTTCATTATCCATGGCATTTCTGGCCGCTCTTGTCTGGCTTGAACTGGCCTCGCCATTAGACGAACTCCAGGACCATAGATCAATAGCTGGTGCCGTTGAATCTGTAGTAAAAGAACCGCTGTCATAAATGCTCAGCCATGTAATGGACCCTGACGCATCCTCATATCCAAGCTGTGCTTCCCAGTCATAAGTAGTTCCAGGGTCCAGTCCCCTAATTGTTTCAGAAAAGGAAGATGAAGCGCCTCCGACTGAATCACTCCGGATCTCATAGGTATCTCTATCAATGTCAAGCCTGACATATCTGTAATAAGAAAAACCTGAATCTCCTCCTGTAAACGATGCTCTAAATCGGGCGGAGGTCTCAGTAATAGAGCTAAAGGATGCAGAAAAGGCCATGCTTGTTCTCCTTATCCGAATCTGACCGGGACACCTGTAACATTGTCCGCAGAGAAACCAATAGTTCCATCCTCAAAAAAGACGATCCCGATTTCTTCTTCCCGGTCATTTATAAGATATATGCCCCCTGTATTTCCGGTTCCAGCGCTATAACTCTTCGCAACAAAAAAGCGTCCAGATTCACGGCTGGTGCCACTGCCCGTTCCGAGTGCCAGCGTTACATTTCGGTCTGTTGCCTCAAGGACGGCTCTGGGCTGAGAACTGCCTGTCCGCATTAGCATAAAGGAGTCTCCGTCCATCATTGCGTAAGTGTCTCCGTCCTCGGTGGCGTAGATCTCTGACCCTATAATGGTCCCACCTGAAATGGTCGGGCTTCTGACCTCCGTGGAACTGATATATGTACTCTTGATGTAACTTGGTAGTTGATTGTCATAGGCCAGATCATAGGCATCGTTTGCTGTGTTGACCGCTTCATTGATGTCTCCCTGAACTCCGCTGTCAAGGTCTCCCCACGAGATGATTCCTGTGAGCACCAGACTACCAGTCTCGATTACTGATCCCTTGATTTTTGTTGTCCCTCCAGAGTCGGTCACCGTCAATCCGTCCAGCGTCTGGGAAATCGTAGTTACTTCTCCATCTAACCCTTTGATGGTGGTTGTCAGCCCATTTGCTGTCTGTTCAACAGTAGTAACTCGGCCATCCAAACCGGATACCTGAGATGTGATGCTATCCAACTTTACATCAATGGATGCCGATAACCCTTCCAGCTCATTCTCCACCTTCAGCAATATCTCTTCTGAGGTTTTTGAGATCAGAGATCTGGTCTGGGCTATCTGGTGGTTAAAATTCTTTGTTGTCTCTCCCTCAGTTTTGTACTCATGAAGGGTTTCATCGCTTCCAGGAGCCGCCATATCCATGACTTCTCCAGTAGAGAATCGGATATTTTGATAGGCAAGCTGGGTGTACAACCCGGCCACCGTCATTCCATCTCCGAGCTCTGCAATCGGTGACATTTTGGCCCCATTTGCTTCTAGTCCCTGATAGGAATATCCCTGCAAGGTAGCCAGAAGATTATCGGCCATCTGCTGTGAGGCATACGGGCAATCCTGCTCTATGACAGTCCCCGTCTCGTCTCCAGCTTCATAGCAGTTTTCATCATCCACCCAAAGGATAACGCCGCTGATGGGGGCCTTCTTTTCGTATTCAGTTAGTGATAGAGCTTTCTGCCCTACAAAAACTTTTCCGTTCATACCAAAATCCTGTCTCCACCAAAGGTGATAGCGAATCCGTTTTCTTCAATCAGGTAATGTGTCTCAGGCGGCATACTGCCAACCAAAGGGACTAACAAAAGCTGGTCATTTCTGGTGATTGTCCAGTTCCCGCCGTTCGCCACAGCAATGAATTTCAACACATCCCGCAGGGTGTAATCATTGGCTGGATAGTCAATGGTATAGGCGTGGCTTACATTCGTCCGAGGGTCAACGGTAATGCCCATCAGTTCGGCAATGATGTCCACCGCATTATCCATTGGCATGGGGAACTCCAACGATTGATCCGGAACCCATACCTTGTCAGCCTTTAACATGGAGTCATAGGCCACTACCGTCATAATCCCCGTCGGCTTTATAGACCGCTCATCCAGATAGAACACGCCGAGCTGTTCCCACTGGCCGTTCACCAACGCCTTCGGCACGATCTTCGCCATTCTGGGAATGACCGATTTCCGCTTGAAGACGATTTTCAGCATTGCCATGCAGGCGTTTCCAATCCCAAGTTCATCAAACAAAGGTCGTTCAATATTCCCGGATTGAATGTCGGCATCTGTGTATTCAGTTGTGTCAATGACAACTTTATATTCCATGGCTTATTTTTCAATCAGTGGGAACGTGATTCCGCTCCACCACTCTGTCCCGTCGGGATGCTTGATAAGGTACGAGGCCGGGTTATTGTTTGCGTACATGGTCTTCGTAACCGTGCTTCCCTTTTGAGGGTCGAAATATGTAACAGATACCCATTCTGGCATAATAGCCGAAAGCACAATGCTTGCTTCAGCTGATTTGAGGGGGCGGCAGGTCACATCCAAACGGATTTTTGTCGCCATACGGTTACGCTCCAGCGTACCGTCCAGCATGCGCCCTGCCCCTTCTCCATCCACGTCTGATCTCTGCCACTTTACTCCCCCATAAGCGATATAAGGAACGATATCGGTCCCATCTATTTTTAGTACCATCTGATCGCCTCCTTATATCCGCTGTAGGGTCTTTCCGTACATCCGGTTCCTCCTGTTTTGCGTGACAGTTCCATCAGCATCTACATAGACATCTCCGCCATTCTCTTCGATTGCAGCTATGATTTGCTGAGCCATAGCATAGATAGCATTGATGACTCCATTGTTGGCGGATGTCACACCAGCGGCAACGCCCTCCACAATCTGGTCGTTGTTTGCTACCGCTGTCCGGTTCCCGATGCGGCCAACCAGCTCCGGGCCTTGTTCTCTGGCAATAAACATTTCGCCATGTTCAGGAAATCCCCCAAATGCGAATGTTGGCATTGAAACTCTTCCAAGTGTGATTTTTGGAATATCTAAGCCAAATCGCTTTCCACCAAGACCAAACGGCAACCAATCCGGCGTTGTGAAAGATAAGGAGTTTATTTTTTCAATTATCCAATTTAACCCCGTCTCAACCGTAGAAATAATCCCGTTAATTCCGCCAACTACTGCCCCACCAAGGCCAGTTGTCCAAAATTCATTCCAACCAGACTTGAAAGACTTCTTGAAATCTTGCCATCCGTTTTCAATGCTGCCCCAGAAATTATTCCATTTCAGTCCAACGTCGTCCCAGAACACTTGCCAAATGGACTTGATTTCCCCTGTGTTTTCATCAATGTATCGTGACAAATCTCCTAACTTTGTAGAGGCCGTATCATAGATGGACTCATATTGTTCTGTAGCATCTGCAATCGTAGAATCCTTTGCGTTTTTTGCAGCATCCACAATAGCCTGATACTGCTCGCTGTTAATAACCCCGGTATCAAGCATTTTTTGGGCTTCTAGAAGGACCGTAGAGTACTGCGTTTCAGCAGCTGAAATTGTCTCGTCTCTGGTCGCTTGCGCGTTCTTAATAATCTCGCTGGCCTGTTCCAAAGAAATGTGTGCGGCATTATCTTTCAAGTTTCGCATAATGGTTTCATATTCGATTTGCGTTTCTGAAAGATTTGATACACCCAAATCTAGCATTTCTGCCTGAATACCTGTGATTTCAGTCCATTCAGTTTCCGTAAGTGCTCGATTCTGGCTTGCGGCTTCTTGCATAATTGCACTAATTTCCGCTTCTCCAGCTGCAACCGCTTCTTTTGCCTGCATATAGTAGTTTTGATTTGCTACAAGAATTTCGTTGTACTTTTCTGATCCAAGAATACCCGCAAGTGGTTCTAATGTAGAAAGAACATCATTTTTGCTTGAATCCAGTCCGTTTGTAATTGTGGCTACAATGGTGTCCACTTTTTCTTGAACGCCTGCAATTACAGAATCGTCTATAACGGTTCCTCTAAACTCCAGATTCGCCATCGAATCATCCAGGTCTCGCATTTGTTCCAAAAATGGATCAACACTATTCTTAGTTGCTTCTGAAATGCTGTTATCCAGTACCTCAATTCCATCAACAATCCTGGAGGTTTCTTTATACCAATTCCCAAAATCAATGGCTACATTTTGTCCGACAATACTCAATGCGGCTCCAACAACAAATCCGATTGCCGCTCCTGCCGGACCTCCAATTACAAATCCAATTCCTGCTCCAGCAAGTCCAGAGGAAAAAGCGGCTTGAAGTATAGTGAAGATACTCTCTTCTGTCCCCTTGCTGATTTGTCCGCTAATATGAGCTGAAATACTGTTTAGGTTCAATTGCAGCGCAGTCGCAAGGGAAAACCCGATAAACGCTCCTTGCGGTGTCTTTGTTACAAGAAAGCCGATGGCTCCTCCGAGGCCCGCAATAAGAGACGTTCCAATGCTTGTCTTCACTCCGTTGTAGTCAAGCCCGCTGGAAATTGCGCTTGTAAGAGACACAATCATTGCAACAAGCCCAATCCCCAATCCAAGAATAATTCCAGGGCCTCCAAATACTGCATACAAAAGACCACTTCCGAGGGCTACAACCAATGCTCCCTTTACTAAATCCCAAATTTCTCCTCCTTCAGAGAAAAAATCCCCAAAAGCTCCAATCGCTAGTTGGAGTTCAAGATATGCAATGATTCCTCCCGCAATCATGCTTTTTATCCCGCCGAGAAGCCCAGTTGCAGTTTTTAAGTTTCCAATTAGCCCTGCAATTTTCCAAGCTGCCAGTGCTGTTCCAATCGGGATTATATAGTTATAGAGTAGGTCTTTTACCGACTCCTTCAACTCATTGGTCTGGTCGGTTAACCCGTTCAAGAAATCATACTCAGGCAATTCCAGCCCAAGATCACCACCAACACCACCTACTCCAACGGTTCCACCACCCCCGCCAGAGGCATTAGGCTCCAAAATGGTTAGCTCATCAATTCCAAGAAGTTCCCGCTTCATCTTCTTTGCGGCATCTGTGGCTCCACCAATAGCGTCCTCTACCTCAGAGGCCCCAACGCTTACTCCTTCCAACCCTGAATAATCAATTGTTGGAAGTTCAAATCCAAATAGAACGGCAAGTGCCTGAATCGCCTCTGTAATGACCTCCACAAATGCTTGTACCCATGGGATGACTTGCTGAAGCAACGGTATTAAAAGGTTGCCAAGCGCACGGGATAGCTGTGTAATTTGTTGGTTCAGGATGCGTAAAGCATTTGCCGGGGTAATGGAAGTCCTGGCAAGGTCTGACATAGCATTGCCACTTTGCTCCATGATAGCCACATAGCGCAGCTGAGCTTTTTCTGCTTGAGTCATAGCATTTACACTTTCGGTAATACCGTGATTAAGCGCAACCTGCTCCAAAGAGGCAATGTCAATTGCATAGCCAAGCCGACGCAAAGGCTCAATCTCGCCAGCAAGACCAGACTGCAACTTTTCCATAGATTCCTCAATCCCAATGTTATAGAAAGAGGAAATATCGTATCCAAGCTGTGTCAGGTTCTTGGACATGAGTGCCGCCTGGTCTGTTGCAACGCCAAAGCCAGAAGCCATCTGCATAAACACGCCCTGGTTCCGCATCCATTCGGACGGATCAATGCCGAGCAACGACTGGACTTCTTCTGCGTATGCTTTAGCTTCTGATGCATAATCGCCCATAGCAACAGTAAATAGATTCAGGTTCTCAACATAATCGTTCGATTCCTTCACCCAGTTAGACATAACAGAGGCGATTTGGCGGAATGAAATCAGGTAAACGCCGAACTTCGCTTGAACGGAGCTGATTCCAGTCCCGAGAACGCCGAAACTTTTGGCTGTCTTTTGATTGGAAACTGCCAGCCCAGTATTGCTCTGGATGATCTTCTGAATCCGAATCGGGAACGCAGAAAACCCGTTTGCCACTTTCTGCATCTCCGTTGCCAGTGGGCGCATTGCGGAGGCTACCTGGTTCATCTGCTGTGCAAACTTCCCAAGGTCGGCCTTGTTGAGAGCAGTGCTGATCTCCGGCAGTTTTTTCAATGCATTTACGGTGGAATTTAAGCCGCTTGATTTCTGAATAGATGACAAACTATTCAGTGCTGGCGCAATTTTTCTTAGCTTGCCTATGCCCGTGTTATTTAAGCTGGCTGCGGCCGATGCAAGTGCCTGCATTTGCTTAGAGACCGTAGTCAGCCCCGCTCCGCCTTTAGCCGCTGCTTTTAAGTTGGTCAGAGCGGTAGCCAATGCGTCGATTTTTGCCGCCGCATCACTCGAAGTTGCCTCTATTTCAATTTGCAGACTATCAATGTCAACAGCCATGGTGCCACCACCTTTTTAAGTTCGGCACTTGGCACTGTGGCACTTGGCACTGAAAATATAAAGATCCCCGCTGCCTCCTTTATATTGAGATAGCGGGGACTTCGATTTATTTAGTTATTTTTTAAGATTTCCCAAAAAATTTCACCCTCCGCCTATTTCTAAGCGGAGGGATTTAACTATCTTCAATCAATCAGTTCACATTCTATCCATGTTCCTGCACTCAAGCATTCTCCCTCAAATGTAATCTCATCTCCAACGTCAAGGGATTTAAGTGCCTCCTCTTGCTCTTTTTCAAATGACGCATAGAAAAAAACGATAGTATTATCTACTGTTGTTTCCATAGTAAGCGTTGCGCCACCAGACCAGTTCAAAAGGCCACCTGTAGCCATTCCATTGATTGTCGCAGTTATTTCGTATCTTTTATTTTTATACTTATCATCTGCTCTTAACTCGTTGCTCTTATACTCCCGATAAATCTCATCGAAAGTTACAACGTGCTCAATTTTCGGAATGAACCAGCGCCTTGTCTCTCCACACACCTCACACTTCTGATAACTGATCCCTTGTTCCTCTTCGGTTGGCTCTTCTCGGCTTGTCTCAACCCAGAGATGTTCACAGATATTTTCTTCTTCGTTTTGCCTATCATCTTCTTGCTGCGATATAACATCATCCTCAAAATTTGCATTATTGGATGAATCAGGCATCATCGAGAGTGCACCAATAAAAGAACATACAAAAATCGTACAAAATGAGAAAAGTGCAGACAAAAGGATTTTTTTCACTGGCTTCTTTCGTATCCATTTTATCAAAGATACAAGCAATAAAATTGGAGTTGCAATTATAGAAACAATAACAAGAAACACACAAATATTGCTTACCATTCAATCCCCTCCTCCCCCAAATCTTACCATAATTCGAGGGAGGAGGCAATCAAAATCTCCGCTATCCCAATTAACTTAAGACATCGAATTTATTTTCGTCAAATCTCCATTTTCAGTTGACAAAAGAATTGACTTGTGATAAAGTTGAGAGATAATTTTCAAGTCCATTTGAAAGCAGGGAAATATTATACTATTCACTCGCTAAGATTGCAAGATATTTTTTTCAAAATCGCTTGATTTTTTTTCCTAAAATACTATAATAAAAGTGTGGAAACCCTAAAGACGGTTGCCACAGTACATAAGCTACTCCATACATAGCCGGGGTGTCAGCCCCAACCACGCAGTGAGCCTTCTGTTTGCGGCAGACGGCTCACTTCTTTTTGTCTCGGAATTTATCCCACACCTGGATAATGATCCAGATGATAGAAACGATCCAAAACAAATTTTGAAGAGTTATGTATATCACCTCCCCAGGAAAATTTCCCGCGAGGGCTCTATACACGCCTCCATTCCGCACTCGCGGGATGTCAGGCAACCGTCCTTTTAACCGTCGCTGTCTCTATCTATTGCGACAGCGGGTTTCCACGTTATCATTATATACTCCATTTTTCCCGCTGTCAAATTCTGTCGATATAATTTTTACAGAAATTCTTTTTTCAAAATCTCCGCTATCTCAATATAAAGTTTTCAAGGTACAAACCGGAGAACTATCCGAATTTCTTTTGGGCAGATCTAGCCCAATTTCTGAAGAAAAGCTGTGCTTTCAAACGCTCGTTTTCAATCTCTTGACTTGATTCCAGCTTTGTCTTTTCTTCTCCTCTCATTGGATACGGCTCTGTTCTATAGGGAATAGGCTTCGTGCCCTTCTTTGCAAAAGCATGGAGAACTGGAGCTACATCACAGAAGGCTTCATAAATGTACATTCCCATCATGTGGGCTGCCGCATTTGTCCTTCTCCGATTAAGCTTATCTGCCTCACGGAATCCCTCTACCATCCATACATCGCCATACCAATACTGTTCCCAAGTCATGCCGATGGACAGATAGTAGGGGCACTCCGCTTCAAATAGATCCGTGAAGGACTGTGGGCCTTTTACAGCTCCACAGTCACCTTCGCGTTTTTTACGGCATCCTCGTCAGTGGCGATAAGATGTGTAAGAGCGGCCTGATTGTAAAGCTGCATCAGCCTCTCCAGCAGGGCAGTTGTCATACCTCCCATACCTTCCAGAAGATCATCGGTCTGGGACCGGGACACATTCTTATGGTTCTTTCTGAACGCATAGTAGAACAGCTCCGGGATTCTGGTCACGGGGAAAACCGTCAGTTCGTCAACCTTGAATCCACGGTTCTCCGCAAACTTTACGCTCTCTCTAGTGAAGTCCAGTTCATAAACCGTTCCAGTATCATGGTCAGTTACACGGGCAGGATTAACTCGGTCCTTCATATCAATGATCTTATCGCTCATGCCTTTTCCTCCTTAAACTTCTACAGTCTTACTTCTCGCGGACTTGAGGCTCATGGTCTCCAGATCAGTAGGCTTAGCCGCCCACTGAGGCGCTCCGGTCGGGGTGATGTAAAGGGTCGTCTCCAAAACAGCGGAGACTTCCATAGCAGGCATCCCCATCGGGGAGGGCTGACCAGTAAAATACAGTGCCTTAGTCAGACCAGGAATCAAGATACAGAACCAGGTGGCCTTATTTTCCGCAGCGGCGGTGTCATAGGCATCAACAACGCCCTCCCATTCCTCCATAGACTTTTCGGTCAGGTTTGCCGTAAAGGACAGCGCACCTCCAATATCCTTCAGGCCCGGGATGTAGGTTTTCCATTCGGTCTCTGCCAGCGTGGTTGTCTCCAGGTTATCAGGCTCCGGGTTCAGTTCCGGGATGCTCTTGATTTCGCTAATCTCTTCATAGCCCGTAGTAGGGCGGGTGCCAGCCGTGGCCTCAGCCGCATAAAGGAGTTTCACGCCCGCGGTGCTAAGTTGGATTCCAGCCATAAAAATAGTACCTCCTAATTTTTTAGGGAGGCACTTGGCACAAAGGCACTCGGCACTGTCAACCCTTTTAGTTTGTGTAGATTCTAAAATTCTTGTCCGCTACGCCCTCATACCGGGCGACAATGCGGTAAATAGTGGCGTCCTGCAAGTTGGACACTGGATTGCACATGGTTCTTGTGAAGCCCATCTTGCAAAACTCATTGTCGATGGTCTCCATGATATCCTTTGCTTCGGACTTTTTATACCCTACGCTGTTCGTGTAGACGTTTACCTCATACATCATCGATACGGCGTTTTCCAGATTTGGTGCTGCCGTTCTCATTTTTGGAAGCACGCTGTTGTCGCTCTCAACGATGGTGACGGCCGGGAAACGTGCGGGGCTATCTACATATTCGCCAGACACAAAAATTCCTTCATAAGTGGAACGAAGCGCCCCTGCGATTTGACTGAAAAGGAACGATTCAATGTCTATCAACGCATGACCTCCTTTGCCAGTGGCACAACCATGCTACGTAACATCTTAGCGGTCTCGTACATGTACGGTCGGCTTGGCATTCCCTTTGTCCAGTGGGATTTTCCGTCTCGACCAATGTACCACCAGCCTAGTTGCCCATGCTCGTTCACATCGTATCTCCATCCAGCAATCGCAACCTCTGGATGCGGGTTCTGTGCTCCAACGATGCCCGTTCCGAACTCACAGAAGATGGAGTGTGTAGCTGTGGACACAACAAATCCAATCTTTCCTTTGTACTGGCTTTCAATGCCACGCATCAGTTCTCCAGTGTCATAGATATCCATATAGGATGCATTCAATTGGGCCAGGGATACGCCTTGCTCTGTGAGCCTTCTCACCAGATCATCAGCGGCTTTTTCAACCTTCTTCTGATACGCCTTGACTTCCTTCAACGCTTGGTTGATCGAGTCCGTGCTCAGCTTCAGTTTGATCTTTGGCACTTAGCATCGCCGCCTCAATCTCTGCTTTTCTATCAAACAGTTTTTGTTCCGCTTCGTACTCGGATACAGAAACCTTTTTGATAGCGTATTGAATACTGTTCTTCCACGGTGCCTTCCGCTTCACAATGTAGTTATACGGGCCGTCAGTATCGGCCCCATCTACCCACAAAACAGAATCCTCGTTAATTTGGCAGGCCGTGTCTGCGGTGGTTGCCGTCCGATCATAATCTTCCAAAGAGCCAAACTGCTCCACTTCGGAATTTCCCTTGTTTGGGGAGACACACAGCATAGCGGATTTCAATGCGCTGTAGATGGGGATATAGCTTCCGGTCGGATTCCCGTATTCATCAATTATTTCCTCTTGGCCCTCGTATAGCTTGTAGAATACCGGTTGCTGGTTGCGGAGTAGGCTGCGCATCATTTCACCCTCCCCGCAAGCGGCGTCACCTCAGAAAGCAACTGCTCGGAAATCCAAGAAGACTCCCACGTTCGGCTGATTGAGTTTTCTGTGTGCCCGATCTGGCCCTCAGCTCCGGTCTTGTTATAAAGGTCTAACGCCACCCGGAACTGCAAATCCAGATACCGGCTTTCCAGTTCCTCCGGCCATTCCTGGAAAGGATACCGCCTCGCCATGATCGCCGCTTTTGCGCTTTCTAGGCAGTCCTCCAGGATAGCATCGTCCGGCTCATTCGTGCGGAGTTTCAACCTCGCCAGATTGTCCATTGTCCGCCCTCCTAGGTCTGCCCGGCTTTTTAGGTGCGGCGGGAGGCGGCGTCGGTTCATCCAACACCGTCCCGTGCCGCTTCATCATATCCGCGTCGTCGGCCTTGATAGGGAACTGAACACCAGCCTCATAAAATCGGCCATCGTAGCACACGCGGTAATTTGGAATAAACTTCATGCTGCCTCCCGCTTTTTTAGCTCTCAAATGTGGCCCCAGCAAAATTGAACTTCACAACACTGCTGTCATCCACAAGGACTTCAAAGGTGTCATCCTTTGTTACCCGGAAAATAATGTCCGGGTCAAATGTAATGCCCTGCTTGGTCGGAGAACCGTTTTTCTTAAATGTCATCTTGGTCCCGGTCTTGGTCAAGTGGAATGGGAAGTAATAACCTTCCTGCTCGTCCGGCTCGGAACTGAAATCGGTATATCCTGTCACATGATGAAATGTACCGGTCACGGAGCCATCGGCCTTGACCGTCAGGTCATCTCCTACCAGCTCGGACACTTGCTTCCCCAATAGGGTCTGACTGCCGGGGAAAAGGGTTAGAGTGTCAGACCCGATCATTCCCCCAGGACGTTGAGCACTGCCACCTCGTCCATACGCTCAAAGGAGGGCAGGACGATTTCAGACGCGAAGGTGTTGATGTTTACAGGATGCTCCTGGAGAATACGGGTAATCGCAACACCTGTATTCACAATGGAAACCTCTGCGCTGGACGCTCCACGCAGATCCGCCTCTTCCGGAGTGGTGCCATACCAAGTGCCACCGAGTGCGCCATCAGGAATCAGGCAGACATACCCATTGGGCACAAATGCATGGGCAACCTTACTTTCATCACGGTACTGTTTGTCGTAAATCGCAATGCGCAGGCCCGAAGTGGACTCCACGACCGCCTTTACCTCGGTGTCGGTCAGGTAGCCAAGAGACAGGCCGTTAGTGGTCAGGTAACGGTTCTTCACCGCATCCGTCTTGGCCAACAGATTGAAGGTATAGGAATTCATGATAGCGACCGTCAGTTCAGTACCGGTCTTGGATCGGATTGCATCCTTTACTGTCTTGAACGCCGCAAAGGGGTCAGCCGTGGAGGGCTTGTCCCAAGTGGCTGTATCAGTCAGAGCGGTGTAGTTAGAGGTCTTCCACGATCCGTCCGTATCATACTTGTAGGTATAGTTCACGCCGTTTGCTTTGATCGCAATACCCACATCGCCGCCTTCCGGGAACAGCAGCTGCATAATCATTCGCTCAGGAACAACGTTCGCGCCGTCAATCAGGTCACGGGTATCGTCAAATACACGGGCAATCACCTCGGCAGCATAGGGGTCGCTAGACTCCTGCACCCGCAGCATCTCCTGGCGATCTTTCTCCTTGATCTTATAGCCCTCACGGAAGAACGGCATTTCAGTTTCCAATTTCTCAAAGCCGATACGGTCACGGAAGGTGGCCTTCGCGTCGAATGCGGAGGGCATCAGAGAGACAGGCAGCCCACGTGAGCCTTTCAGCCAGGACAAGTCAAGACCAGCCTTCTTGCGGGCGGGGAACAGCGTAGCGCCCAAGTAGGGAATCTGGTTGGAGGCAACCTCAGTCCAGTTTGCCGCAATCGCAGCAGGGGTAAAAATTTCTCTCAAATCCATTATGTATCCCTCCTTACTCGTTCACGCCAATGTTGTCCCGCAGGATAATGCCGGGCACGTCGAAAGTGGCGTCCAGCGTAATACTCGCATGAGACTCAACCTTTTTCTTGTCCACCACACCCTGCACCAGCAAAGCGCCATTGGGGTTCTCGGTCGGGTCCACATCATACAGCAGCATACCAACAGCGGTAGCATAAGAGGTGGTTGCCACTTTCTTTCCCGCAGCGGTCATGGGCATACCGGCAGGGACAGCAGCGGCTTCCGTGACACAAATGGGGATCGCCACAAAATCGTCAGCGGCCAGAATCTCAATGGTGCCGCCAACAGAAGTCTTGGTAAACTTCATCTGTTTCTCTCCTTTTCAATCAAAAATAGTGTTTCAAACCTTCGTTTGCGTTTTTGAGGGCATCGGCCCGCTGTTTTCCCAGCTTCTTGGCAAATTCAACAGCCTCGTCCTTCTCTTCGGTTCCACCACCAGCACCGTCAGGCTTGGGGTCCTGTTTCACCAGATCAGCCCGCAGATTCTTCTCATATGCGGCGTTGGCCTTCTGCTGGTTGGCAAAGACCCGCTCCATATCGCCGTCAAACAACGCCTCTGCTGTCTCACGGGCCAGCTTCTCGTCATAGCCCGGCATGGCGATATAGCGGGCGGTGTGCTCGGCAATAGTGGACTTGCGCAGCAGTTCGGTGTACTTGTCCTCCAGCGCCTTGCGGTCTGCATCGGCTTGGGCCTTGGCCGCCTCGTCTTCAGACAGTTTCCCTTTGAGAGTTTTCTTGGCTTCTGCCAATTCAGAACTCACCTTGTCGAACTGCGACTTCTGGATATACCCGGACAAATCAACCTTCTCCGGGACTTCCACTTTGAGCAGGGCTTCTACCTTCTGTTCGGCGGTCATGCTGTCGAATCCTTCAATGCTTTCAGTGCTGATGGTAGGCATAATCAAATTCTCCTTTGCGCTTTTTTGTCGGGCATCTCCGCCCCATATTTCGCGTTTGTTGCCCCGGTTCTCTCCGGCTTGCGATACTTATACCGCCCCTTCTCTGGGGCCATATTCAAACGGCTGGGCCGCTTAAACTTTATTGTCGTTCTCTTGTATATTCTGGCTCCAATGGCTCCATATCATTTGAATACACGAACTCTGAACCAATAGTTACCGCATCGAAAACTTCTTCCGTAATTCGATATGTTGCGGAAAGCATTTCTTTTTGTTCATCATCGTACTGCTGAATAGTCACTTCCCATTTGTCGTTGTAGTAATAAATAAAAGGGATAAGTGTTGTGTATGATGTTTTCCCGTTTGTGTGAACAATAGGGATAAACATAATTTGTGTATGAGCAGGTGTAAATTCTTTGGATATAACTTCTCCCTCTGTGATTGCTTTTGAGCATCCTGTTAGAATCGAAAAAATAAGTAATATTCCAATGAACGCAACTATTTTTCTTTTCATTGTTTACCTCATAGGTTCATACACACATCTGCACCTTCTATGCGGTTTGGGTGGGATCGAATTGATGGAATAAATCTTCCCATTTCGTTCCCGGCAGGTTTCGCACACCTTTTCGTCACCGGCAGTCACCCAGCGCACCTTTTTCACCCCGGCATCACGATAGGCTTTCAGGGTGGATTCATCGGTCACGATATCCCCATATGTAGCGGTCAGATCAGCCCAGTAATGTAGCCCCCGCCGGAACTCTGTCACCTTGGCTGTGCTGGAATTGATGCCCTCAGCGGTGTACTGCCTCTTGCGGTCAACATCGTTGTCATAAATGACCTTCGTCACAGCGTTGTACGCCGCCAGCAGAGCCAGCAACCACGCTAAATCAGGCGTTTCCTCTCCATGCGGTTTGGCATCCTGATACCGCTCTTGCGCCAGTTCAAGAAAGACATCTTGGTTGTCCTTACGCAGTTGGTCATAGAGCGTCCGGGTGACTTCCAGCACATTGAGTTCATCAAACCCGTTCTGCGCCGCTTCGTCTTTGGCGTCTTCAAACCGCTTGACCGCCCTTCTGTTCAAAAGGTCGATGGCTTTGTCGGTGAGACCGTAATATCCAGAATCCATCTTGTTTAAGCCTCAATGGTAGGAATCCCATACTCCTTAGCACAGATGTTTTCAATTTTGCACCCACGGGCTTTGTCCCAGCCGGGAGCGAAATATGCTACATCAGCAGTAGCCAGCAGTTTCAGGCTTTCGCCCAGATATTCCAGCGCATGGCTCATATCCGATGTGCCGAAAAAACTGTCAATGACCTCGACAGGCTCCCCAAGGCTGTCCTTCGCCGCCTGAATAGCGTTACTCCGTTCGGCCAGAATTTCATCGTCGGTTTTTCCCCGCATGGGCTGAGAAATAAACAACTTTTTCATTCTTCATTCTCCAATTCACTTTTCTGTGCATTATCCTCGTTGGCCCGTTCCGCTGCCAGCTCATCCCGCAAACTCCGCTCCATCTTGCGCTGGTTCTCTTCGTAGTAGGCCATAGAAATCCTAAAAGCTTCTTCTGGGTCGCTGAATAGCCCGCTGTACTGGAACGCCAGCTTCGGATGAATCTTGCTGTTGTTCAGCATCTCCGCCAGCACTTGGGCCTTGGACTGGATGTTGGACAGGTTCTTGCGTGTGAACTCCGGCTTAATGTCAGATAGCTGCAAGCCCAAATCGCCAGTCTCCCGGCAGATATACAGCACCAGCCGCAGGAACTCCCGCTCCGACCGCTCCCATGTCTTTTCCGTGTCCTTGGCCCGACTCTCGGCAGCAGACCAGCCGTCCCGGTAAATGACTGCCTGCCCGGTGTCGCTGGTAGAGGAACCTCCATTCCGGTTCGGCATTCCGCAGATGGTCAGGTATGCGTCCTCCAGGTCATCCACAATGGTCTGCGTGTTGGTCTGGTTCAGTTCAGAAGCAATGCGGTAGACCTTGGCGTCTTTGGTCTGGTCAAAACTCCTTATTTTTATCGCCATGCCGCCCTTTGCCAGTTCTTTGTATTGGCCATCTTCTAGTTCGCAGTTTTGGAACACATCATATGCGTTGACAAAATCCTGAATACTGTCCAACCTATTGGACTCAATCATATTGATCGCGTTCAGAATGGGGATAACTGGCTCAAACGCACCCATGCGGGCGTCGTTATTCACATACTCTACAATGGGGATGTAGGGGATGGTACGGGCTTCCTGCTTAGTGATCTGGCCGTTCTGCACCTCAAAATACCATTCGGGGGTGTACACGCAGAAGTAGGGCTGGCCCTCCTCGTCTACCTGTTCCAGAACACCAGCGACCTTTTTCTGCCCTACGCCACTGTGGTAGATGCAAAACGCCGCCCTCGGGTCAAGGGTGTAGATAGAGGCGGGAGAGCCATCTTCCTCCCCAGCCTCATCGGGAAGTACCATACGAACCGCTACACCGCAGATGTGCATCCAGTCGGCCAGCTCCTTGTCGAGAGTGTCTTTACTCTCAGATCGCATGTACTCGTTGAGCGTGTTCACACTGGCGGAAATATCATCTTCTCCACCGTTGGACACATAGCGGATTGGGCCATCCAGGAGGTAAGCAGACTTGAAGACCACGATTTCGTTCGCCCGGTTAATCATCACCTTGTTGTTGATCTCCGGGCGGACGATTTTATCTTTTAAGCGGATGTCCTGTTTTCCTTTGTAATAGTCATACAAATAGGACATTTCCGCCCTGTTGATGCGATGCACGGCCAGTGCCTTGCCCAGCACCTCCACCACGTTTTCCGGGGTGACTCTCTTTTTCGCGGTGTAGATTTTACGCCGACCCGTCAAACCATTGACCGGCCACTCAGATATAGCTCGAACAGTATCGTTTTCAGTCACCTTGTCACCTCCAGACAAACAAAAATGCCGACCAACTACCGAGGATTTCTCGGTAACTGATCGGCACTTGGCACGCTTCGTCCAGGCATTGCCCGGAGGCACTTGGCACTAAACTATATATTTTCAGGCGCTCTTTTCGCCTTTCAATTCGATTTTGATGTTCTTCTTGCAAGCCTTACAGTATGGGTAAACAACACCAACTGCCTTGCTATCCACCTGCATCAAAAGCCGCCCTTTTCCATGATTGATGCCAGCAGCGGCACAGACCGGACAATAAATGTCAATCTTCATTCAGTTGGGCGACTCCTTTCTAATTCTGGTGGACCATCTTGGAATCGAACCAAGACCAAGCCCTTATGAGGGGCCCGCCCGACCATCGGGCCAATGGTCCAGATATACCCCTTTCGGGGTATGTTGTGAGTTTTTCGGCTTTGCTCACTTGCCTTTCGCCAAGAAACTCTGTCAGGACTTGCGCCCTGGCACGGGTGGAAGGCTCTGTTCCCCCAACCTCCGGATTTGGAATCCGACGCTCTCCATTGAGCTACACCCGTATATTGTTTGAGCGGGTGAGGATTTGCACCTCACAGCGTGGTTCCATAGGGCGTGTTTACCTAACCACCAGGCCCCCCGGACTTCCACCGAGTGTATCCCCCTACCAGTCAGCGTCTACCTTATTCCGCCACCGCTCAATGGTGCCACCGCCCGCCTCATGCGGCGAGGAGAGGCATATATGCGCTTCCCGCTTAGATTGTCACACCGTATTGGGAGGCCCGTGCACAGGCAAACACGGCAGTTTTCAGCAGGATAGCGCTGGTAGCTATCGCCCTACACAAGCGTCCGGCTTCCACGGATGGGAGCGACCCAATATAGCAGGTGGACTGAGTTGCACAGCCTGGGAGCTACCCTGCTTCTGGCCCCTGCATGTTGGCGGATTCCGTCTCTACACGCTCCGCCGGGCGCAGCCGCTTTACAAGTGTCGGCACACTCAGTGGCCGTCATAGTGCCACCGCTTCCGCCTCCATGACAGGCGGGTGCCCTTTACCCTTCTCCGGTGCATAATTAGGCACTGTAAGCCTCCGGTATAGTGTCTTTCCACAGTCAGCCTCGTGTACTTTGAGACAGCTTACTTTGCCGCATGGAGGGGGCGACCCTCCGGCCCGGATTCTTGGGCTGATTCACTCGTGCGGCATATATTTCACACAGTAGGGGCAACGGCACTATTGCCGCCACCCCATCCGTGTGAAGGAGGTGAGAAAAAAGATGGTGGACAGGTGGTAGGAATCTACCTACCAGCTTTATTATATCACAATATATAGTGTTTATCAATAGTTTGTACACAATATTTTGCGCTTTAAAACGGACGCCGGAATACCTCCACCTTGTTTCCTTCAAGTTGCTGGACGTACTCGGCAAAAAGGCTCCACGCATCTGGGACATCATCATTTCTATTCTTACCGGCCATCGTGTACCCACAAAGGAAATTTAACATTCTCCTGTATTCTTTATCCTTTTTTATGACAGAGTTATCCTTAAACAAAACACGGTCTTTGATAAATGGGCTGTTGACTATGATCCGTGTCTCTTTGTTTGATGTAGTATATTTTGTTGTTATTTTTGCGATTCCCCCGGATTCTTTCACTTCTTTTTGAACTTTTTCTGCTACTTTACCACCAGCACTGTTACTTTCAAACTGGCCCATCTGAGCCTTGTGCTGAAGTAGTTTTGACACTAATCGCGCCTCTACAACCTCCGGATTGCTATTATCGCATACCACATCTTCGCAGTAGAAGTCATTCCCATATTGATAGCAGATCGGCATGACGCAGTAATCAGTGCCCTTGTCTTTCGTATCGCACACAAACAGAATTGCATCTGGTTTTCTATCAGGAAGCTCAAAGTACCGGCGCAGTTCATCCTCGCTATACAACTGACCCTCGCGCTCGATAGGCTGGTTCATATAGAGGGCACGCCAACTTGCATCGTCCATTACTTCACGCTGTTCATGATAAAACGCTGTAGTAAATCCAGCATGGTTTCCATAGTCAAAATTACTTTCGTCATTCTCATCTAGCGCTGGCATAACAATAAACTCCGCCCGGCCACTTTCCCCGTAGGACTGTTCCAATCGGCCTATAACATCGTGGATCGACCATCGAGTCGCAATATGAAGCTCCTTGCAATCTCCAATTTTCCGCTGCCGCAAATCTGTTGCGTATAGATTCCAGAGTTTATCCATTCGTTCCTTCGACAGTGCACTCTCCAGGCCATCAACCAGGTCATCGCAATAAAGCAGGTTTTCAGCCCGGACCTTACCTGCGTTTCCTGACCCAACAGACGAGAACTCCAATGTTGCAAATCGCTTTCCCTTCTTCGGGTCTGTTCCAAGATCAATCATCATATCCTGGGCGTTGGTCTTGACCACCTTGACTACCGGAAACACATCATTCCAAAGATAATCCCCCTGCGGGTCCATAATACGAATACACTCGTCATATACTCCGCGCAAAAATGCGTTCGAATGAGAACCACCCAGGATTGGTTTCTCTGGATTTCGCCCTCCAAGCCAGGTAAGGAAAAATAAGGCCAATGTGGTCTTCCCAACCCCGGGTGGAAGCGAGATCGCCAGCAAGTCTAGTTCATTATCTGCCAATCGTTGCAACGCCTTTGCAACCCTATATAACTGCTTCCGTCTGGGCAAGTAGAACCTTTTCGAGGGCTCTCGGCTCCACTCAATATACCGACAGTGTGCGTCAAAATCATACGGCGCATCAAACAGCAGACTCCGCTTGTTCAGTTCGAACATACGGAGGTTTTTTTGTTCTGCGGCGAATTTCGCAGACAGCCGCCGCACCTCCTTGTTCCGCTCGTGTGCCAGCGAAAAATCTTCCGGCTCCAACAACCTAATCGAATCAAACGCATCAGATAGCGCAGACGGGTCGGACAAATCTCTCTGAAATGCCCTCTTTACCAACTCCCGAATTTCCATTAAAAAAGTGCCTCCTATCCCGTAAGATAAAAGGCACTTGGCACTGTTAGCTCCATCTGGAGAGGCACTTGGCACTACAATTATTCAATCTTCCGCCGGTTCTGGGTACGGCATCCAGTGAGTTACCTCCCCATCTACGTCGCTCCACACGTTATCCCAGCTATTTGATAGATATTCCCATTTCACGCCGTTGTATCGGGCATCCGCCCACACGAACTTTCCATCAGCGTCACTAAACATCAGCGTCACCATCACCGGCTCCATATCCGGCGGCATCCTATCAGTGCATTTGATCCAGTCCATCTTTATCACCCTTTTTGTTTTACACAGGATTTTTCACTTTACAACATCCACTGCGCCCTTCAGCATATTGGCCGCCTTACGCATAAACCTGTTTTCTTCCAGATACTCCAATCCAATAATCGTGATCTCTGGGCAAATCGGCTCCGTAATATGCCGCTTCATATCTCCCAGGCTCTTCGTCACAACAATTCCCTTAATGTACCCGCTGTCCTGCATCATAATCAAAATCTGTTCCCAACGCTCACGGGTCACACCCAGTCGAAACGGGCTGATCGTCTCAACATCAAACTCCTCACAGTCAAGTGCCGCTTCCAAGTACCTCAATATCCGATATATGACCTTGAAGTTGTTCATTGTTTCGCTCCTTTTTGTCTGCGGCGGATTTTTAGGCCGATCTCCTTACCAGCACATACCACTGACTTTTGCTAATACCCATCTGCCTGCAGGCGGCCTCCACTGTGATGGAGCCGTCTTTTTGCATTTTGAAAAATTTTTTGAAATTAGGATATTCGCCAACAGGCCGCCCCTCCCGATAACCTTCCTTGTGCTCCCTCGCATACGCTTTCCCGGCAGATGTCCTCTCAACAATCATATCTCGCTCAAATTCAGCGAAGGCCAGCAAAACAGTTACCATGACTTTCCCCATTGGGGTATTGTCCGCAATTCCCATGTTTAATATATTCACCTTAACATCACGATTCACCAAGTCACGTACAAGCATAGCGCCCTCTGGAGCCGTTCTTGCAAACCTGTCCAATTTGCATACAACCAACTCGTCACCAGATTTGATAATCTCTAACAAGGCATCAAATTCCGGTCTATCCATCTTCGTCCCTGTGTAACTATCAGCAAAGATGTTTTCTGGTGATACGCCAGCCCTAATCAGCATTCTCTCTTGCTCTTGTAGGCTGTTTCCGTTCTTCGCTTGCCTACAAGTGGACACTCTAGCATATCCATACTTCACTCATCTCCACCTCTCTTCTTGGCTTCGCTCGAAACAATGACATACTGCCCCTTAATTCTCGGCCCCGGTTCAGTTTTCATAGGCTGCACAGTCACTTCATATCCCATCACTTCCAACATCTCCAACGCCTTGTTAAAAGTCATGTTCTTGCTTGCAAGTCTCGCAGATACATCCGTTGCTTTTTCTTTCCCTATTTTCTTTGCCATCGCAAACTGTGTATATCCACGCTCTTTCATGATTTTAGAGATTGCCTCATTGATTGTAACTGGCTCCACTCTCCATCGCCTCCTTGCAACGTTATTATACTAAACAAGTTTAGTGCTGTCAAGTCATTTCTACTAAAAATATTTATCTTTTTTCTGTGTGCTGTCCACAAGCTTCTAACCTATTACATTAGAAAATCGGCGTTTCCCCCTCCGGTGTCCCTCTGTGCTGTGCAAAAACTCTTAATATAATGCACTACTCTAAACGCCTTAAAAAATCATAAAAATATTTATTAAATCCCTTGACATTACTAATCTAATTTAGTATAATATAATCACAGCAAGGGAAACCGCGCTGAATCTACCGGGCAGGAGGTACACGAAATGGAGATTGATAGCATGACCCAGACCGAATTAGCATCTTACCTTGAAACCCTGGCGAAGCTGGTAGAGGCCACGGCCAAGGATGCACAGGACGCGGCCCGCATTATCCGGGAAGCCATCCCCAAGCAGTAAAAAAGATAGCCGCCCAGCCCTGAACAAGCAAGCGACTATCTAAAGCCCAAACGGAGGCGGTTAGAGCCTGCCATCTGGCCGCCTCCACTATAACACAACCGGCAGGGAAAAGCAAGGTCACAGGCCAGGAGGGAAAAGAATGCAGCCCGATATATACGTAGTGCAAAAAGACGGCGTTACGATTGGATGGTATGCCACAGAGGAAGCCGCCAAAGATAAGGCCAAAGCAACCGGCGGGAGAGTAACCCCGTACTACATCGTTGAAAAATAAAGCCCCGGCCACCGCTTGCAACAGTGACCAGGGCGGAAAGGAGAAGTCCATGATTAGTCAAAACGACATCGAATATTTTCGAGACATGGTGCAGCGCGGCGAAATGTCAGCCGCAGAAGCAAACGTAGAAATGGTGCTAACTGGCCGAGTAAGGATCGTCCGCGGGAAACTCCCAAAAGACGTTAGGGCCGCCCTTGATGGCGCTGTAAGGGCTGGAACCCTTGGGCATATGTCAAAAAATAAGTATTTCCCAGAGTGCTACTACCACCCAAAATTTGATTATCTGGCCCGTGCTGAGCGGAACAAAATTGCAGAAGAAACAATAGCCGCCCTTAAAAAATTTTCGGAATAAAACCCGCCTGACCTCTCGCAAAGGCCAGACGGGCAAAGAGAAGCCCCAGAAGCACCACCAACCAGGGCGCGCCCATTATACCACGGGCGGCCCTCCATGACAAAGAGGAAAACAGAATGGAAATGATCGTAAAATGCACAATTGAAAAAATAGCGTTCCCCGTCGATGGATACGCCTATAACGTCCAGGAATTGCGCAGCGTGGACGGCGGCGAAACATTTTGGTATTGTGGACACGGACGCTATTGCCGTACGCTCCACGAGGCGGAGCAGTACGCCGAAAGTGTGGACGGGACCCCGCGCACCGCGCCCCGCATGTTCGCAATCTACAAGCGCGATCTGATCAGAACGGCGGAAATCTCCGGCAGGCCGCAGAAGCTCCGCTATAATGTCATTCAGTACCTTTGCAGCTTCCCCGGCATTGACCCCGCAGAAATGGCCGCAAGTCTCCAGGGCGACGGCTTTACAATCCTGTTTGATGATAGCAGCATCAGCGCAAAGGCAAACGCCGCAAACCGGGCAGCGGTCAACAAGGCCGCAAGGAGGGTCGCGCAATGAAAATGAATCAGCTTTTCACCGCCTATTACGCAGATAGAACGGCAGTTTATGAAAAAAGCCTTGATTATATCTATTCGCATAACCCGGACAATTTAAGAGAAATCCGCCCCACAATTTGGCTTTGGAAAGGAAATATTTCCCCTGTTTTCTTCGTGGACTATGTGGGCGATGGTGTGGGCTGTACCCTTGCCACATTCGACAATTTAGCAGACGCGCAGAAATACCGGGAGCAAATCGGGGAAATGACCGAAGAAGAGTTTGAAAACTGGCTCATAAATGAGCGATGGGCGGCGCGGTCTTGACCCGCCCGCCGGAGAACGGAGGAAACAGCCGTGAAATATCGCGTATATGCCGGAATCGGAGGCCGGGGCCACAAATGGCACCCATATAGCGCGTTATACAACACTTTGGAAGATGCCGCAGCTTGCAAGCGACGCGCCGAAGCACAGGGAATCCTTGATCTGTATAGCAGGCCGATTAAATACATAATCCGGGAGGAGGTGACCCCCGCTTGATTATCCTGTTTATTATCCTTCTTCCGTTTATGGTGATCTGGGAGACGGCGAAAAAATCTTGACTGCCCCGTGCGGGCGCGATACAATCAATACACAAAAATTAGGAGGTTGCGCCATGAAACCCTATTATTTCCCGAACTCTGGCTATGTTGACGTTATTTTCGGGGGCCAGTCTCCCGTGTGCATGGACCGCGCAGAGGTTGACCGCCTCTCCCGCGAGGACGGCGGATGGGAAAACATCTGGGAGCAGGTCCACGAGGCCAGCGCCGCAGAAATTGAGGAATTCGGAGTATATGATAGCTGATAGCATGACACTACAACCCGCCCGGGGCTTCCCTGGGGCGGGTTTTCTTTTGCTCATGCCTATACACTCTCCACCAGCTTACCGCCGCTTGTAGGCCCTCCAACGGCCCGCAGGCGGCATTTTTGCGCAGCGGGGCAGGGGAGAGGCAAAAACACAAAACCTCCGTAAAGGCCATTTACAGGCTCGCAAGGCGGCCTTGCCGTCCTGTAGTGTCCCTATATTCCCACTCACCAAAACGGCCCACAGCGGCCCGCACAGCGCCACACAAGGCATAAAGCGACCCCGGCCCACTCCATCGGAAGCAAGCCGGGGTATTGTCATTTGTTACGGGCCAGCGATAGGACGGCGCAGCGCTCTTTGTCTGCGTCCCACCAGGCGCAACGGGAGCCGGGGCACAAATACATATCGTTCAAAGTGATACCACCGCTTGCTCGGCATCCACTCATAAGCAGAGGGCAAAATTTATAGTCGATAACTCCTGACGGATTTTCATCCATAGTCGCAGCCTCCAAATAGTCGTTTCATAGTCCTTTGACTTCCAAAAAGTTCCTGAAATAGTCGCTGATAGTCGTTTACTCCTCCACCACTACAGACCCAGCGATCCGTTCCTCAAGCTGCTTTTGGTCGGGAGAGTCGCCGAGGGGTGTTCCAGGTGTAAGAGTGATTTCTTGGCGGTCTGCGTAATCAAAGTTGTTCTTTCCTAAAAAGATTGCAGAAACCGGGTTTACCTTACCATTCAGGATGTAATACTCCCATAAAACTTCAAGTTTTCTGTACTCTTTTTTTATCAAGTCCCTTGTCGCAGAGCTGCATTCAAGGTTTCTCCCGACAACATCATGAGTAATTTCCCATAGTCGCCGCCTATCAAGTCCAAGTACATCAGCCATACCAGATACCTGTGGCTTTGTGTCAAAGTCAATACAGAGTTGCCAGAACTCGTCAATTCTCTGCTTTACAGCATTCTCATCAGAGAGATCAACTCTATCAAATTTGTTGAGGGCTTGGATAAACATAGTCGCTTTGCTGTTATCTCCCGGCTCCGCAAGTTCATACCCGAACTGCTGTAGGTCTGGACGGTTTCTTTTCCGTTTTACGACCTGCTCCATAGTCGTATCATTCTTGTTCAGAGTTGTCACCTTCCTTCGCAAACCCAAACCTCTCTCTCGCTCTCTTTGCCATGTTTTCACGCTGTTCGTCCGATAGTTTCTTTGGGGCGCGGACTTTAATCCACTTCTTTGGGAAAGTATATTCCCTCATTCCTTCACCACTTCTAAGTAAAGTAATTTCTTTGTGTTTTTCGGCAAGTACATCTAATCGGCGGATCAGGGCACGGTCCATCGTGTAGCAGGAGGCAAGAGGCTCTTCCTGATTGTAGTTATAGATAGTTTCCATTTCGTATTTTGTTAAGTCCAATGTTCGTTCCTCCATTCGAGAAAGGACATCTTCTTGAAAATCATAGTCGCCACAATGTATTTGATAGTTCCTAAGTTGGTCATAAAGTAGAGTTTTGATAGAATAGGAGCGATGTCTTTGAAGTAAGGCTCCCAAGTCGGATTGCTATATTTCATTTTTATTTATAAATTCCCCTTATATCATAATATAAAACCGTTGTTCTGTCAAGCCTCAAATGCTTTCTTTGCTAATTCCTTAATTTCTTCCGCCGTATATTTTTTTGCTTCTCCGTTCGTATCGCATCCCTCCTTCGGGCTTTCTGGGAGGGGCATCCATGCAACAACCTCAATCCAAGGTCGGCCTGTATTGTCAAGTAAATACCAATGGTCCCCTGTGTAATGTGTCAATTCAAAATGTTCCGCTTTTTGAGATGTATTCCGCCAGTATACCAACACTTCTTGCCCCACTTCCGGCAACCTCTCCTCAACGCTGATCCACTCACTCACACTGTCCGCCCTCCCCGTCTCGAATTTGCTTCTTCATCTCTTTTGCGGCTCCTTCGCCTACACCAAGAGCATACGAATAAATGAGCCAACAAACAAAACTCATCACCCAGCAGAAAACCAAAACAGGCATCGGTACTATAAACCATCCATTTGCTTTGACAATAGACAGGATGATTCCCAGGAAAAGGAGCAGTTTAATCATCGTCGTCGCCCTCCCCGTCGTGGATGGAGCTCTCCATCTCAATCAAAAACGCCGCGTTTGTAGCCAAATGCCACAGGTGAGGCAGGCCGCTTTCCTGATCGCACTTCTCACCCTTGAGATAGGCCAGCCAGTGCCGGTAGAGTGCGTCCCTGTAACGCTGCGGCTCCACTTGCCGCCAGTTCTCAGGATCATGGTACTTTTCGTTTCCGTACATGCGGACCGCTGTCACAGCATCAATCAGGCTGACGGGAGTGAGCGTAGGGCGAGGCTTTCCTGCGTCTGCTTTGGCCTGCTGATCGTTGTTCGTCGGCTTATCCATGTTGGCCTTCTCCTTATGTTTTGTTGGCTCCAACATATCATCCTCCACCACATAGCCAAGCCACAGTTCACTGCTCATGGCCGTCCTCCTTCCTTTCCCACTCCCTGCACCGCTGATCCGGTTCTATGAAGTCGGCGCGGTGTGGGGAATCCCCGTTACAGCACACGCCCTGGAACTCCTCGTACCAGGCGCAGGTGGCGCAGCACTTAGTCATAGTGGTCTTCCTCCCCCATGTAGCAATATCCATCTGGCGGGACCGTATCCTTGATGTACGGGCAGAATATCCCGCCGGGGAAGGTTTTGAATGCTTCGCCGTGCCTGCATCGGGCGCACCTGACCACAGGCACGGCGTCGATGGTGGGTGTGTTCTCAATGCAATCCTCAATCATATCCGCCACTTCATAGGACATGAGCGTGTCACCCATGTAGTTGCTCTTGTGCGTATCCTCATTGACACAGGGATAATAGTTTAACAGCAATCTCCTTGCGACTTCTAAATCACCCAGCCTCATGCTTGTCCTCCTTGTCCCACTTCCAAACAAATCCATACGCCGACTTTCTTTTCCCGTTGCAGTTTGCAGTTATATTCCTAACTTTAGACAGGTCTCCTTCTGTCGCCTCCGCAATCGAGGAATATCTCTTTATTTCTGCTCCATCTTTATTGCATTTGATAACTGGTTTTCTGTTTTTGCTTGGAATTCCCTTACAGGTGGAAACATGCGTTTTATAATATGCTGACACAGAACGTGCGATTTTTTCCTTATGCTCTTTTGCGAGAGGAATCCCTTTCCTCTTTTTCGCCATCCTAATTAGCCCAGTTCCGTAATTCGTATTATACTTTTGTGTGCACCATTCAAGGTTCTCAATCAAATTATTTGTGCCGTCTTCATCTTTATGGTTTATGATCGGAAGCCCTTCTGGATTCGGAATAAACGCTTCGGCAACAAGCCGATGAATATATTTTGTGTGATATTGTCCTTCTTTCCAAAGGCGAACAACTTTGTAGACTGTCCCTGTGGTTCTTTTGAGCGTTGGCTTTAATATAGCCCCTTTGTTATTCCGCACCTGCCCCAGTGTTGAAATATCATATTTCCCTTCAAATCCGATTACTGGGCTCCATCTCACCTCCGCAACGTCGGCGGTGGGCATCGCCATAACAAGCCTAAACAGTTCTTTGGTGGTAGGCTCTGTTTCAGGCAACAAATCGCTTTGGAAAAAGGTTGCGCCCTTTCTTGATTTCGCCAGTTTGCTTTTCGCCAGGCATAAATCCATATAAGCCTTGCTGATAGCTTCCCTCTCGATGTACTCCTTCATTCAAAATTCTCCCCTATATAGGCAATAATTTCAGCCAACATTGTCATAAGTTCTACCTTGGAGATATTATTTTGACTCTGGTGGTAACAAATATCTTCATAAATTGATTGTTTTGGACAATCTCCAAATGTACTCATTCTAGCTCCCTCCGTAGTGCGGCCTCGGCATCCTTGCGGGCAAAAAAGACGGTTCTCCCGAAATCCTCTATTTTTACCCAGCTATCCACTTTTTGACTTAATACTCCATTCGTTTCTTTGCAAGGTCTCCAACGGTACATTTTTACATAGTACCCGTCCGCAAAAAATTCTATGGATTGTACTATACGTTCTACGATTTCCACTTTCCCGGAGTTTCTGTACCTTTCCACTTCGTACAGTTTGTCTCCAACCTTGCACGGACACACCACGCACCGTCCCTCATCGTCGGCCTGTTTAAGTTCGCGGAGGCGGTCAATGGGGCCGAGAGCGCGATATTGCTCCAGCTCTTTGTCATCGGAAAGAAGCTGGTCTATCTTGTCCGCTACCTTTGCGCAGTTCTCAGACGCAAGGCCAGCGATAACATTGACTTCCTCCGGCTCCAGCCCCGTGTCCTTGTAGGCTGCGAGGCGGTTAATGGCAGCTTCTATCAAAGAGCGGTCTCCGTACCAATCAGAATTTTCATACAGATCATTGACAATATCAGCAGCAAAGTCACTCAACCGTTCCATGTCAGTCCTCCTCGTGCCAATTTTGTAATGTATGTTTTAGGATTTCATTCTCCCGCTTCACCTGCTCCAGCTCCATTCCAAGGCGTACAATTTCAGCATCTTTTGTGCGCGCAAAATCCAGTGATTCACGAGCCTGCTCCAGC